TTGGCATATTATGAAACCCTTATTTGAACTACAGAATTATTGCGATAAAATTGACCAACTGCAACCCCTCCAGCAGCGGCAGCAACATCATTAGCATACGATGTGCTTCCAGAAAGTGTTGTTGAAATTATTCTTGGAAAAATAACTGAATTAGTAGTCAACGTAGCAGCAGTTGAACCATTGACTTTGATATACCCTTGCGCGAGGGAACTGTCGTTTTCGAGTGTGAGTGATGTTGCCATTATTCGTAAGAGATGTTAATTGTTCCAGCGTCAAATGTGTCTGTGCCGTTAGATGTGGTAATTCTTATTCTATCTAATGAACCAGATAATGAAGGTGAAGTTCCAGCGGATTGGAATCCATTGCTTGTGCTGCTATTATAGCCAAATATACCAGATTCTATCCAAGTATTTGAATTAAACAAACACAATTGAACAATTCCATTTTGCAAAACGCTACCCGGAACTTGAAATATAACAAATCCATTTGTAATAACTCCAGTTCCAGAGGTTGCCCATGCTTGCGATGAATATCCTGTATTAACGATTGAACCAGAACCAATTTGAATTAAACAATTACTTGATCCACTTGTGCTTATTCCGCTAAACATCACAGTAATCCGATTTACCCATGATGGAATGCTTGTAAAGTCAACAGAAGTTCCAGATGCAGTTTGTGCCGTTGCAAGAGTAATAGAACCACCAGAGGTTGAACTTAGGTAATCCGTTCCTGCTACAGCTTGCGATATAACTCCAGATGTTGCTTTGAGAACGCCTGTGATTGATCCAACTGTTGCTCCCGGCGTTACTACACCAGTTGTTCCGTTTAATGTGATTGGCATAATTTTTATCCTTTATACTACTGTCCAAACTGATCCACTTGGGATGGTGACTGTGACTCCTGCGTCAACTGTGATTGGCCCAGCAGTCATTGCGTTTTTAGTTGATGGAATTGAATAACTGGCAGTCACCGATTGGTCATTCAAGAAAAATACTTCATTTGTTCCCGATCCTCCAATAGCTCCAATTCCCGACGCTCCTGTTGCTCCAGTTGCTCCTGATCCCGGCCCTGTTGCGCCTTGAATTCCCGTAGCTCCAGTTGGGCCAGTCGCTCCCGCTCCGGGGCCAGTTGCCCCAGTTTTACCATTCAATGATACAATGACAATCTCATCTCCAGATGGCACTGGAACATTCATTGTGATTGTATATGGATATCCTTGGTTAATTGTATAATCCAATGGGTCTTGGACTACTCCATCAATCGTTACAAGGAATGATGCGGTATTCGTTGTTGCGGCTCCATCAATATTGAAGGTAGTTTCGGTTCCATCACCAATATATCCCCATCGAATTCCTCCACCAGTCTCTGAAGCAGTTATTGCTATGCGAGCATAGTAAGCTGCACGATCTGCAATAGAATTAATTGCCGCCTCACTTGGGCCGCATGGATTGCATTTAGAACTTCTGGAATTTCCACAACTCATAGTTGATTATCGTTTACGATAGTGTTGATTGTTTTCATTGCAAGTATTATTTTCAAGAATTACACCACTGTCCATATCCCGCCACTTGGAACTGTGACAACAACTCCAGATGCAATTGTTATCGGGCCAAAGCTACCAGCGTTTTGTGATACTGGAATCGTGTAGGAAGTATTTACTGTTTGCCCATTCAAAAAGAAAATTGCATCAGTTCCTGCTCCAGTTGCTCCACCACCACCGATTCCTGTTGCCCCCGTAAGTCCTGTTGCTCCAGTCGCCCCTATACCAGTAGCCCCTTGGATGCCTTGAGGGCCAGTGCTTCCAGTTGAGCCTTGAATGCCTTGAATCCCTTGAACGCCCTGCAAGCCTGTTGAACCTGTCAAACCTTGGATACCTTGAATTCCTGTCGCACCTGTGCTCCCTTGGATGCCTTGTATACCTTGGATACCAGTTGATCCCGTAGCACCTTGGATGCCTTGTATGCCAGTAGCTCCAGTGCTTCCTTGAATACCTTGAATTCCTTGTATACCTGTAGCTCCGGTAGAACCTGTTAAACCTTGAATTCCAGTTGAACCTGTTGATCCTTGGATACCTTGAACGCCCGTTGCACCTGTGCTTCCTTGAACTCCAGTTGCCCCAGTAAGACCAGAAGTAACAATTGCAAAAATAAGTTGTTGGTTGTTTGCGAATTGAGATGTTCCACCAGATGTAACAAGTGATACTGGAATTGAGATATAACTATTAAGAACAACAGTTGGAGTAGCGGTAATTATCCAAGTCTGGAAATTGCTTGAGTTTCCTTGATCTTGAATGATGAAGGTGTCTCCAGTTTTGAAAAGCGGAAAGAAAACATCAATGTCATTTCCAAGAGCATCAATGTGAGAAAGTGTTACAATCGTAGATGCTGTTTGCGTTGCGTTATTCCAATACAATGTTTGAACTGTAGGAACTCCAGACAATGTAACTGCATCAGCTTTGTAATTGTAAAAAGATGAAGATTGTCCAGCAGCACCAGTTGCGCCAGTTAAACCAGTTGCACCTGTAGCTCCTAATCCCGTAGCTCCAGCAAGACCAGTTGCTCCAACATTTCCTGTAACACCTGTGGCTCCTGTAGTTCCAGTTGCACCTTGACCTCCTGTAACGCCCGTTGAGCCCGTTGAACCATCTAATCCAGCAACGCCTGTAGCTCCTGCTACACCTTGAATACCTTGAAGTCCCGTAGCACCCGTTGATCCTTGTCCACCTGTAAGTCCAGTAGAACCAGTTGCTCCAACATTGCCTTGGATACCTTGAATTCCTTGGACTCCTTGAGGGCCAGTAGCTCCAATTAATCCCTGTAATCCTGTTGATCCAATTGTGCCGATACCTGTTGCCCCAGTGCTGCCTTGCAGTCCAGTTGCGCCATTAAGCATGGCAGTTGTTTGGATTGTTCCATCTCCAAATTTAACGCCAGTAGAATCAACGGACAATGCAACTGTTGCGTCAGGAGTTACGCCAACACCGACTCGTCCAGTATTAGAAACCACAAATGCCGTGGCATCAGGAGTTGTGTCATCCTCAACTCGCAATGCCTCCCCTGTTCCTCGTTGTGTAACTCGCAATGCTGGAACTGTGCTTAAAGGTGAAGTTTGAATTGTTTGATTTGCACTAAAAGAATTTGCAAGATTAGATGCAGCAGCAGAGATTGTTGTTGATGCTGTCCTCCATTTAAGCAAGTTGTCGGCAGTTGAAATCCAAGTATCTCCGGTTACAGGAGATATTGGGTTTACTCCGTTTCCGATATTCAATCCAGCTTCTGTTGTTGTTGACGCTGGTAAATTTAGTTTTCCAGTCATCGTATCACCAGACTTCAACACATACGCTGAAAGGTCTGCCGTTGGCCCAGTAGCACCTGTGGCTCCAATTCCACTTGCTCCCATTGGGCCAGTTAAACCTGTGGCTCCGCGAGGGCCAACCATTCCGGTTGCTCCAGACGAACCTATAAATCCTTGTTGACCAGTTGCTCCTGTTGCACCAGAAGCCCCAATTCCTGTTGAGCCTTGTAAACCTGTAGCACCTTGTTGACCTTGAATCCCCGTGCTTCCAGTGGCTCCGCGCAAACCTGTAGCTCCAGTAGTGCCGTTAATTCCAGAGATGCCTGTAGCACCCGTTGCCCCTTCGCCTGTAGCTCCCGTTGCCCCTGTCGGCCCTCCCGATGGGCCAGTCGATCCAGTTAATCCCGTTGCACCTGTAGCTCCAACTCCAGTAGCTCCTGTAGCTCCGCTCGCTCCAATGGATTGCTGTGCAAGACAAGCAGATTGAGCCGCGCTGATGGCACTCTCTTTTGCTGACCTTGCATAAGATGCAACTATAATAGTTTCATTACAATTTCCCATATGGATTATCGTTTACGATAAATTAATTTTTGATTCAAGATGTTTGTTCCACTAAAAGATAGGGAATTGTTTTTTGGTTGTATCTATTCATTTCCGAATAGACGAGGTTGATGAATCCATCCCATTGCGCTGGGTAGATTGTTTGGCATCCTTCGCTTGAGGTAGATTTGTAACTGCCCTTATGAATGTTGATAGCGATGCCCATATCGTCTCCAGTGCCGTCTCTCGTAACAGGCAACTCCTCTTTGGCGTTAGCAGGTCGCAACGCTGGATAGCCGCCTCCGGGTTTACTAATGCCATGATTCCCTTTACGATACCTATGAACGCCCGTTTTGAGAACCGCAATACCTTTTTTGTAAATTGAAGGATCAGTGTTGGCATTGAAAGTAGCATGAACAGAATGAGATAGTAGTATAATCGCATCATCGTAAATACCCCTATCGTTCTTTCCTTTGACCCCCATTGAGTCTGCATAATATCCGCGAATTCCGACCAGCGCGACACGATCCTCGATCCCCGCTTTGATAACCATTGCGAGGGTCTTCTCCTTTGCCTGTTGTGGTCTGGAGTTAGGAACCATTAGCCTTTACGGATTACATTGATGAGTCCAACAAGGCCGAGTCCTGCAACAAGGATTGCCTCTTGGAGTTCTGGTTCGATCTTAACTCCGACTGCCGTAGCAATCAGAATCAATCCGCGCCATGTGCTATTCTCTGATAGCCGTTGAAGTAGTATATTTACGATTTTCATTTCTTTGTTCCTTTTGGTTCGGGTAGTTCGTATGTCAGCCTCCCGTAGTCTGTCTGTAGGGAAATTCCAAGTGTTGTGCAACCAGTCAAGAATGCCATCGCAAGAAAAGCGAATGATATGATAATCAATCCAAGCGCTATATGACCGGGTTTCATTTTGATTTGTTCCAATTTTTAATGATTACGGCAAGTGATCCAATACCAACTGTAATACCAACAAGAAGCGATGCGATCCGCAACCATGCTTCAATCTCTGGCAATAGAGATATGCCAATGGATGTTGCCGTAGCAAGAACTCCCGCCATTCCTGCGTTAAGTGAGTGAGTGTCCATTATTCTTGTTTTTTAGTATTATTTAATTATAAATTTTAATACTTTAATGTATAGGCATAATTAACTGAATTTGAATTAGCACTGAATCCAATAGCTTCTACAGTCCAATCTAATGTTGGAGATACACTTGAAGAAGTTGAACTAATACATATTGCACTTACTGCTACATCTGAAATGTCTGATGGCTGAGGAGTGTTTGAAGCACCAGAAACAGAATTAAATTGGACATGGGGTATGTCTGTATAAATGTCGTGCGGGTCTCTTAAAAATGATGTTTGTTGATTAGATTGTAAATTTCCAATTAAACTTGAAGTAGTCACTTCTTCTGTTACTGTTCCAGATGTTCCTGTTACTGCAACTCCATTATAAACAAATACACATCCAATAGTTGCTGTTTCAGCACCTATAGCAACCCAGTTCACACTTCCAACTGAAAGAATTGTATATGTTCTACCAGAAACTAATTGTCCCGGTGTAAAAGCATTTAAAGTTACTAATGTTTGTTGAACTATTTTTGGCGAATCAACTGCACAAATTAAATATCTAAATCCTCCAGCTAATGTTTGTGAACTTACTGTTGATGATCCATACATAGTTGGGTGTAGCCCAATCGCATAATCAAATCTATTTGTAAATGGAATTGGACTTGTTGGAGGATTTTGCACATTATAGGTAAATATATTAAAAAATATTTGTCCTTGAGTAATAATTCTATTTTTAGTAGTTATTACTGCCCATACAGTTTGTAAATTTTTCTTTAAAATTTTTGGAGATGGGTCTGTTGTAAATGGCAATGAGTTATTATAATAAGGATTATAACAAAACCATGAAACTTTTGTAGATACTCCTGTTGTTCCAACTTGTTTAAAATTTCTCCAACCATTTTGTGTTCCACCTGTTATTGGTAATGCAGAACCAGAATCTGGAATCCAAGAAGACGGAGAGCCAACACCATTTAAACCAGTATAAAAAACTGTAGAGGATATTTGTCCATTTAATGTTGGAACAATTTGTAATCTATTTTGTATTCCCAAACTTATATCAGCGGATGGGCCAGTTGCACCTTGAACTCCAGTAGCACCTTGAGGCCCAAGTTGGTTATACATCACTTGCATTACTGTGATGATGACAGATGGAATATTAGGTGCTGGTGCAACTGCTGTATTGTGGTCGATACCAATATTAGTATTGTCAGTTGACCACATGATCTGAAAATTGTCTCCAGCAGCAAAGTTATCCATGAAGTCCCATGCAGCTACCGAATATGGAGTATTTGTTGGGACAGCAATTCTTGTTGCAGAATCTGGAATATCAGTTCCATTTTTGCGGAACCAAATCTGAACAGTGTTTCCCCCACCCCCACCACCATTGTTATGCAATTGAGCGGAGAATTGGATGTCGTATGTTCCCGGACTTGTAAATGTAACTTGCGATCCGCTAACTACTGAAATGCCATTTTGTCCAATGACATTATTTACTGTCATTGCATATGCAGTATTAATAGCGACGGCAGTTTGATCTACATTGCTAAAATACGATCCGTAAAATCCAGAAGCTCCACCAGCACCAGTTAAACCAGTTGCCCCCTGTAAGCCTGTAGCTCCAGTTGCTCCTGCTCCCGTTGCTCCTGTAGCTCCTGCAAGCATTGCTGTGGTCTGAATTGTCCCATCACCGAATTTAATTCCGGTAGTATCAACGGACAAGGCAACTGCTGCGTCTGGCGTAACTCCAACGCCAACCCTACCTGTATTGGATACAGCAAAACGGGTGGAGTCAGGAGTTACATCATCGTTAACAACCAAGCTATTTCCGCTTCCAAGGTTCGTAATAACAACCGCATCACTTGTTGCCGAAATTGTATTTGTAAATGTCGCTACCTCGCGTGTTCCAG